TATTCACATCTAGGCGTAGTGATTCAATAACATTTCGGAGATATTGAAACTCTCTGGAGTAATCAACCTGTTTCTGCATCTCAATATTGCGAGAAGTCTTACATGAAGCAAACCACATTCCCGATATCAGAAACATGGTTATATAGATTAGAGTTTTCATGGCCGGATCACTGTATTGTGTAAGAAATTAGAAAATTCACTCCTGACATCAAAGCAGGGACAAGCCTTGATATATTCTGCTGGTTCTACTTCTCCACTTCCGTCCAGGTCTGGAGATGTATCACGATGTCCGAGAACCTCGACAATATCATACTCCTTACATAACTTTGCCACCAGTTGGCGCAAACTAGCTCTTTGAGCCGGAGTACGTGTATCAGCAGGCTTTCCAGATGCGTCCAAGCCTCCGATATAACAGATGCCAACACCATGCTTATTATACGAAGACTCCGAAAAACCTTTAGTGTTACAATGCGCCCCATCGATGCTTAACGGCCTACCATTCTCCACAGTGCCATCAAGGTCAATGACGAAGTTATAACCGATCTGATTGAATCCTCTTTGCCTGTGCATCCGGTCAATATCCTTTGCACGTAAATCTTGCCCGGCACGTGTGGCCGAACAGTGAATAATAATCGAATCAATAGTTTTCATTTATTTTCCTCCCATTTTAATTAATAATCACTTGGCGGCTGTCTGTTGACACAGCCTCTCACATCACACTTTTTTAATTCTGCCTCCTTGAGCCGGAGTTCTAGTTCATGCTTTTCACGTATCAATTCAAGCTGATCGGAGCGTAGCTTATTGTTTTCAGAGTATAAGAAATCAACCTTCGTATCTCTTACACCCATGCGCTTCTCCTGATTGTCAATCTGTGTTGATTGGGCAGTGATTATACTCAAAAGGTTCTGTATCTCCATGCTGTCAGCTCCGGCATCCTCTTTACGAGCGTTCGTCTTTCGATTCACCCAAAATGTAACAAACCAAGTTATAGTAGAAGTGCCACCTACAGCCCCTAACATCGTTAACCATTCATTTAAACTCATTTTATTTCTCTATCTAAATATTAATACTACCTTTGTACTACACACAAATAAAATATTGTACTTTTATTGTTTGTTTTGTTTGTGTAAAAAGGTCGTTAACTCGTGACGAGCAGAGCGGCCTTTGTTAGACCCGCAGCAAATTCCCTCCACTGCTGCATCTTATCAAAATACATTCTCTTCTCTTCGCTTTCATCCTTATTCAGCATTATGGCAATCTGGTCATCATAACTGTATCTGGACTTGATGATAGTTGATTTAATCCCTTCGTAGGAAAGGCCGGAGACATTCTTCATGAACATCCCCTTATTCCAGCTTATCATATTGCCGTTAACCTTGACTTCAAGAGGCATATCCATCGACACCTCTTCATAGTCATCCGGATTACCCTTAATGGATAACGCAACTATATTTCTTTCCTTGTGTTTGAGATACTTATAAGCATCTGCATACACCGTATTTCCTTTTACATACATATTATAAAGTATAACTGATTGTGAAATTACATTTATCTTCCGCCTGCAACGGGTCTAACCATTGCCCCTCATCATAGCCGGTTGCACCTTCAGGAACATAGAGGATATTGGTTCCAGGAGGATTAGATACACCGATATAGGTATCAGTAGATTGTCCAAAAACAGATGCGCCTAATGCAGGAGCAACGTTTGAGTGGATGGTTATTTTTTCTAATTTAACGCAACCGCTAAACGCAGATGCGTCGATAGATAGAATTTCACTTAAATCTATTTTTTCAAGTTTTGCTTTCTCAAAAGCATAAGTATTAATAGTTCTAATAATAGAAGGTATAGTATATTCTAGCTCTTCTTTTGTAGGTAAATACTTTAATAATGTATTTTGAGAAAACATAACTCCATCCTCCACCTTAAACATGTCATTTTTTGCAGAGATTGTTATTCCCTGTAATTCGGGGCAATTTCGAAGCACTGCGCCATTAATCGAAGATACATTCTCTCCTATATAAATACTTTTTAATTTTGAACAATTGCCAAAAGCGGTTCCATGTAAAGTTGCAAGATATTCTGGTAATACTACATTTTCAAGTCCAGTATTTGAAAATGCACTGCTGCCGATAGACTCCAAATTAGCAGGGAAATTTATATTGCTTAGTTTTTTACATTCTTGGAAAAGATTATTAGTGATCGCAGTAACCAATACCGGAATGTTCGCTTTTTCAAGAACACTACATAATGCAAATGCGCTGGACCCAATAGTAGTAACTCCCTCTGGTATAACTATTTCTTTTAATTTAAGGCAATTAAAAAATGCGCTGCTGCCAATAGATTTAACAGTGTCCGGTAAAAGGATAGATTCCAGAAGAGTGCAGTAGTTAAACGCATCCTTGGGTATTTCGGTTATCCCAGTAAAATACTGAAATTCACCGAAACTTTTCATTCTGCTATTTTTAAACGCAGTACCTATAGTACCAACACTTGCCGCTTCGATTTCAGTCATGAAACTTTCATTTGCTGCCCAACCATTGTAACGGCAAATAGTGAAGACTTCCGGGTTACTTGTAGCCGTCATGATAACTCCAGGAATCAGTAAATGAATATCCTTCGTTACATTTAAGAAATTATTATTATCCCATTCCCTTATCATTTTTGCTTTTATATTGAATGTAATCAAGTCTACCGGAACAGACTTGACAGTGACAGTACATAACCTGCCAATACCTTCTTTCAATTCAACATATCCCGAATCAACAGCTTCACCAGATACCTCCCACTCAATTCTATAATGCCCGTTTTCATTCACCGGAGTAGTTTCAAGAGTATATGTATAATTACCAATGCCATTCAGAGAGGTGTTGCCCAATAAGTTACCAGACGTAGGGTATATTCTGGGACGAACAAGCACCTTTAATTCTTTCGATACATTTGCCCCCTGCGTTGGGAAATGTCTGGCTTTGACATATAATGTTGTTGAGTTAGTAAAAGATGTTTCATTTGACGCTAAATAACCGGTATTCTTATCAATAGTAACATTGCTTAAAGTCTGGGATTCTGCACCTCCGGGTGAAGACGTAAGATAATATTCTACTCTTCCCACATGTTCAGAAAATACAGATGCCTTGTATTCGGCAGAATCACCACGATAGACTTCTGTGGGGCCTGTGAGAAATATTCCATCCGGAGCGATAATATATAGCTCGTTATTTGGATTTGTAACATCATTACCAAAAATGGACAGTAATTCTGTTAGTTGCTGTTCATTCACATCAATCAACCGGATTCTTCCTTTCAGTACCAGCTTGCCGCCATTCTTCTTAATCGCACCTAATTTCAGAAGGTCGTCCACGTTTACATTCGTCCAGTTGATTCCTTCCACTGTGACATCACACATGGAATCTTCTGTAATACGGACGTTGTTCCAGGCAAACATAAATGATTTGCTGTCGAATTTACTGCAATTTCTAATGAGGATGTTATTCAACGCTTTACCACCACCCGATATTTTCATGCCGGAAGTCAGATACTCCATATTTTCAATTCGCAACGCTTGCAAGGATGCCGGAAGCTCCAATGTGGATACCATAGAATCAGATAAGGTAAGTCCAGCCAGTCCCGATTCAAATGCCTTGAATGTGCGTAGGTATATGTGTTCTGACAAGTCAATCCCAGTGATACCCTTGTAACCGGAAATATCGAGGTATTCCAGTTGCCTTGCACTGGAAAGACCGGAAATCACAGACAAAGACGTATTACGTCTCGTGTCACCCGCCGTATCAACACCGAGAACCAGTTTCTTTAACTTGGTGCCCGTTTCCTGACCGTACACCTCCGCTATGTTCACGGTAGACAGGTAAGGGATGAAGTTATGCAGGTCCAGTTCCTGAACATTGGGAGCGGAATAGATGCGTACCGGGTCACCCACATTGATTACCTGCCTGGAAGTAAACGTGGTGCTTTCACCCGGATTCAGGTGAATACCCGTCTCTACGGCTACATTGTTAATACCATAGCCGTAATACAGCTTGTTACCGGACGTAACGCTGAACGTCAGCCCCGCAGGAGCGTTCGCAGCCTTGAACTCTATGGATTTTGCCTTGTACGCCCCGGAAACGAACTTGCTGTCATACAGGTCGAACCGTCTGCCCAGCCACCATTTACGGTGTGAGGAACGTGAACCCTGCAACATGAAAAGGTTATTGATGCCCGAATCCGTGTACGGACCGATGTATTTATACTGTGCATCCTGATTGTAGATACGTTCACACCACTTGGACGCCTGCTTGTTGTCGAACATGTCAACCGTCTTTTCATAAGTCAGCCCGGCAATGTACAAGGCATTGTCAACCTCGGAGACAATCCGCATAAACTCATCGTCCGCTTCAAGGTTGTTCCAAAGCGTCGAGTCATGACCCGCAAAGGCGTATACCAGTTCCGCATAGTCAGTATCAATTGTCTGGCGGTCTATATCCGGAGCATACTTCAAAGGTCCGTCGTTACGCAGAGCGTTAATAGTATCATTGTCGTAATTGATAAAGAAGAAGTGCTCACCGTCTTCCGATGTCAGCATGGCATTCTTCACAGGCTGGTCAACAGCCGCAAAGCGCATCAGGTAGATATAATAGGCGGCTGTCTTGTACACATCCAGGTGATCCCATTTCTCCGCCTTGAATTTCTCTACGTTATCCTTTGTGGAAACAACCCATTCGGAGAACGCTTTCAGGTCCGCCACATTCGTTGACTTGTCCGGGTATCGGGCTTCATAAGCTTCTTTCCATTCAGCATCGAAATTATCAACGTCTTGGAACAATGCCAGGTGATTACCGTTATTCAGCACTTCCCAGCACTGCATACGGCTGTTGTCAAAGCCCGGAATATCACGGAAGCCGAATACGCTTTCCGTTGACTTGTCATTGTTGAAGTTGTATTTGCCCATGTAGATCAGCTCGCTGTCAGGCGTCAGACGGTAGAACACGTTACACGGGAAGCCGTCCACCGTCGTACGGACATCATAAGGATAATTGTTGGCTAACGCTGCCTTTTGGGCTTCAGTACGGAGTACATATTCACCATTCACCTGCGCATTGTACATCACTTCATTCCACAACCGGGCAATACCCGTATTGTGAGTACCGGAGCTTTCCGCGTAGTCCGCTTTCAAACACCATACATTCACAGGCTGCGCACCTTCTTTGAAAGCATAAAGACCGTCAACCATAATCTTGCCCATATTATCCCATACTTCACCATAGCCGGTATAAGGTCTAAGATTCTTTTTGGGGAATCCCATAGAAGAGGTTCCCTGGGGAGTAAGGCGGATGGCTTTCCCGGTGAAAGACCGCCATGTTTCCTGCATGTTGATATACTCCACATCCACATAAATTGCCTTGTTCTTGTCGGTGGTATTCTCCAAGGCTGGGATATCACCCGTAAAGATAAACACCGGGCATTGGGCAGCCAGCTTGTCTACGGAGAAATTCCGGGTTCCGTCCTCGTAGATATTATTGCGGTCGTAAAGGCTTAACAACTCTTCCGGAGTATCACGGTAGAGAATGAAGTTGTTCAGTATCTGGTCAGCGTCAAGGGGGGAATTATAAAAGCGGAGCGATTTGAGTTCAACATCGCATTTGCCTGTACCGCCTATTCTCATCGTTTTGGCGTTCAGGAAATTGTCAGTCCCTGAATAGTTCACCGAACCGGAGCTGATGCCGTCAACGTAAATGAAGACCAGCCCCTTGTTGGTCACACCGTTCTTGGGGTTAATCACAAAGGAGATACGTTTGTTCTCACCCGAATTGAACCTTTTCGCCACACGGCTTCCTCCGGCAGATGTCAGTGAAGCTTCCGAGGCGGTAATCAGCAGACCTGTTCCGGCTTCATTACGCAAGTCGCAGATCACGGCGTCATCGTCGAGCACGTTACGAGTGGCAAATTCAAATTCCAGTGTACGCCCCGTTATTGTCGGGTCAGGCGTGAAGGGAGCTATATTCACGTCAACAGCCGCACCGCCCGTGATAAGCAGCCTGTTGTTAACCCAGCCGTTTGCCCGGTTCCAGTAGAAACCGGAGAAGGAAGCGGAGAACAGACCGTACACCCATTCCTGACGGTTGGCGTCATTGTTGGACTTGCCGATAGCCGACAGGTCGAGTACCAGACCGTCCCTGATCTCTTCCAGCGAAGTAGATGACTTCTCAATATTCATCCCGATGGTGTATACCGTATTCCCGGCAGTTATGGTCAGTGATTTCAAGCCGTAATCAAGCGGGCGCAGCGAGTAATTCACCACTTCGTTGTTGTGCGTGGCAAGGGTGCTTTCCGCCTTGCTGTCAACCGATACAACAGCGTCGGTACTCACGGAACCCGAAGGATTATACACGGAGAAATCAAGCATGTAGGGGATATACTGCTGAATACCGTAGAGTTGCAAGTCACCCTCTTTGATGATATCATATCCGGAAGGGATAATAGCGGATACTCCGATTATCGGTTCACGGTTCGCACCGGTATAAACAATCAGGTCGTAGTAGATGGTATCCGAGTAGAACTTCTCACCGTCAAGCATGGTGTATGCACGCAGTTGCAGGCTGTGTCTGCCCTGATTCAAATTAGACAGAGAAATATACTTGGTACGGGATGTCGATACGTCTACGATCTCGTCCTCTACCTTAACATAGTCAAGCAGAACACCGTCCAGATACCATTCCATTACTTTCGTGCCGTAACCGCTGATCCGGTAAGGGATGGCGGCGGTTGCCGCCGGGTTCTCCATCAGGTTATAGTGGGCTGACACATCGTAATTGCCGGACAGCTGTAAGTCTATTACCTGGTAGGTGATACCTACTGTAGTGGCAGCAAGGGTATTCTGCCCCACGATACCGACCATGATGTTATTCGTGCCCGTTTCAATGTAGTCATCAATACCAAAGTGAACAGCCGTGCCGTAGCGGTAACGTTCCGTAACAGTCTTCTTTACACCGTTGCGGATAAAGGTATAGGTGGCAACCACATCCTCGCCCACGCTTTGACCGGACTTGTTTTTCGTATCGAACGTAAAGTCTATGTAGTTGTTCTTCGTGCCTGACAGTATTGCCTTGTAGGCAGGGGAAGAAAGGGTTATCTCCGCACTATAATTAAATGGTGCGTCAAAGGTTCCGAGCAACAACCCCGTTTTTGTCGGATCAGCGAGGTATTCGTCACGGGTATCGGCATCAGCGAATACCAGGTAACGGTTATTACTTGTATCATAGTGGAAGATACCCGCCTTGCCGTCCAGCTGCTCCTTCAGATACTCCTGAATACGTCCTCCGGCAACGGGAAGACCGCCAGTAGATTCATCACCGCCCCAGTCAGTGGACTTGCTTATTTTTTCATCATATATTTTCTTTGCCATAATAGTGCTATTTATTTTTCCAACCTTCATTATCTAACCACGGTTTTACATTTACCCAGAAACCGGAACCAAAACAGCTACGGATTGCCTGCCACACCAGCTTGGAGCCTTTGTAAACTGCAGAAATGGTACGGCTATCTTTAAAGATCGAAACTATCTCCTTGCCATCCTTGTAGATCATAGACTATTCCTCCTCATAAACCATGTAGGTTACTTCAGGGTCTTTAACCGGTAAATTCTCGTAGTCGGATTCAGACAAGAATACGGGAGTTATTTTTGTGATCTGCTCCTTTGCTTCCTTTGCAGATGCCAGAGCTTCACCAGCCTTCTTATTTACCGCATCCAATTGTTCCGAAGTAGCATATCCCGCAACATCAATCGTACCTCCCCCGCCAGTTGTACCGGTGGAAGACCATATACCACCCGTTGCCATCCAAATAGGACCGGGCACCGTTTTACCTATAATAGCCCAGTCACCATCCAGAGGTTCAGGAAATGCGGCCTGTAAAGCTTCACCCGTTGCATGCAGACCTTTACATTTGTTAGTCGAATATTTGAGCTTGGTAACCTCTGAATCAATCTTCTGATTATTAGCATTGATAGAGGTAGCAACTTCACCCCAACTAGCTGTTTTTTTTATTTCTGTCAGTTCCATACTTTTACAATTAAAATGTGTCTATATAAATTAAAGACCAAAATTTATATCTTCGGCCATCCATCTTGTTTTGGATAACTCCGGACTATAGCAAACACCCGTAAGCCTAATAAATCCATGTCCTAAATTGCTAAACACAATTGTATCATCGCCCATTATATATCCAGGTTTTCCACCTGCATTATAAACCATAAAATCATCTTTATTTGCAAAAACAATATGTATTGTGTACGTTGCTCTAAGCAAATAATAAGGTAATATTATTTGCTTAGTAAATCCTTCAGGCACGGAAGGTAATTCTATAAAATTGGTATTCATTGAATATTGTTTATCAAACAAATCTCCATAAGCTTTACCATATTTATCCCATACTATGGCTTTATCTGCCAGCCAACCGCTACTATCTTCATTAAGCGATATCTTCCCATCCGCTATTTCAACTTTGCCTTTAAAAATACCTCCAAGAGCGTACACATACCCCCTGACTACTACATCATTCAAGATGGAACGTCCCCCATGCGTTACAACGAAATTAGCGATGCTTTTCAATTCCTCCTCGCTAGGTTGGTAGGAAGGATTATCCTTGAACAGCATAACCGCACGGATAGCCTGTTCAAATGTGCCACCTCCCCATTGCGCTACATCGTTATCATCGTTATATATACCGGATATCCCCGATGTTACTTTTTGCATCTTGCCGTCTGTGTAATTTCCAAGCTGAATCATATTGGCTAAAATCAGCCCGCCCAGCACATCTACTGAACCGTCCTTGATTGCAGAAGTCAAATAAGATAAACCTTGGAATTTAGCGTAGAACTTCTCATTATCATAAGGTGATAAAGTCCAGTCTGTGGCTACAGTACCTCTTTCTAATTTTAAATCGCATATTACAGCAGTACCAGACAACAACAGAGTGCTTTCACCGGAGAAGGTAAACCTGAATATATATTTTTCAAGCCCTCCGGTTAGTGGTTGGGATAAACTAAAAGTACCCATCGCTACAGTAATGTCCGTCCCCTTGGCACGAAAAGAAAATACGTACTTCTCACCCGGGATCATTCCCTTTATGTTTTGGGAGATAGCGCCTATTTCAGCAGAACATCCGGAAGATGATTTATCATCTTCCAAAACAGTGGCATTACCCGTCCAGCTATTCAAGGGGTTGTTATACATCTCTGAATCAGGAGACAGCATACTGTCAGGTTCCAAATTCTCACTCTCGTAATTACCGGTAAAGCCGGAGTTAACTATAAGATTGACGGAACCCACCTGCACGGCTTCCTGTATCTCATCAGGAAGGTCGGACAGGTTACCCGCACCGGTAGAACCTCCTTCAATGTGCATTACACCCGTCAGTTTATTACCATCAGGGGAAAGCGTTGTGACTTCTTTACCTTCAAGGGAATAAGAGTCAATACCCGCGTATTGTTTGAAAGACGGAGCGTCAACCCCGACAGTGGATAATACGATTGCGTTTTGTCTGTTCCTGTTAGTACGGTTTCCAAGCTGGCAAATACTATCACCGGGCAAAGGGATAGTGCTGCCCGGATCACAATCACCTTTACTCAAATCAATGTAATCCTGCCCGATACCGACTACCAACCGCCAGTAATACTGGTTGCTGATATTTTCATAGACTCCTTCCAATACATTCATGTCACGGCATTGGGCCTGATCGCCTTCCGCAAATAAGTTCAGGACGGCTTTACTTCCGTCGTCTGCTTTCATAAAGCAACGGTAGAAGGTCGGATATTCCTCTACACGGATACACGTCATACCGGCAGGAGACAGTATCTGTTGCCCGCCAACATGCGTAGTATGCCGGATTTCCAGACTGTCAAAAACGGCTTTCAGACGGATATACATTTCATCCGCCTCTATGTAGGACTTGCCAGTTTTCGGATCTACCTTAAAACATCCACCGATACCTAAAATACCAGAAAGAAAGTCACCTAATTCAATACCTTCTTGAGCTTTTATAAGGCCTTCAGAAATGAGACCTTTCAAAAATGTTATAAGGCCGGCGGCTGTGTCGTTATCCACCTTGCTAAGCTTTTCTCCCAGTCCTTTTTCTAATACGTTCAGAACATTTTGAATTCTCGCATCTACTTCTTCGATCGTACGTAGCGAGGAAAATATGTTATCATCTGTATATTCTGCTAAATCCTCTTTTTTTATAATTCGAGAGCGAATTTCAAAGAGTGCACGTAGCGATGAAAAAACATTTTTATCGGTCAATGATCGCATATCATCAACCTTCAGCACATCAATGTTGTTTCCTCCACTTCCTCCAGATACTACCGTGCTACCTCCTCCGCTACCGGAACGTACAACTGTTGCGCCAGCCGGATAATTCTTCGACCGGGGATTAGATGGAATTGCTTTTGACTTTATTAATATCTGGTCACTCATACTTCTATCATTATACATTCAAACCGATTCATCTTATAGTCGATTGTGCCTCCAGCATTGATAAATCTCTTATTAACCATATAATTGTCAGACAAACGAGTTATAGGCGTTAAATCAGGTGTCTCTTTTATTACTTGTGTTAACTTTATCTGGGGGGCACTATACCGCTTAATTATTCTTCTTATTAGATGCTCCTCTGGGCGGATGGTTGTTCCTTCAATCACGGAGTATAAGTTATCAGTCAGATAGTTATCCCCTATAATAACTTTACTATAACAAGCTCCATCATTATTATGAGAAGTAATCTTAAATTCTATTTCCTCCAATTCATTGATATAATTTTCATTTGCTACATTTTCATAAATACGATCTGTATCATTATTTTTTCCTTCGTCTTGCTCTGGTATCCCGGAAAATAATTGTAGTTTTAAATCACGCATGAAAGTATAATATGGATAACGTTTAATCCGCCCGCCTTCTCCGTAATTATTGGGAAAAGGGCGTAATACTGTAAGTTCAATTTTTCCAAAAAGTTTATCTGATGCTTTAATCGGTATTGCATATCCTTTTGAATTTATATTCATGTCATAAGTTACATTGTTTTCAAAAGCATTCCACTCATACCATACTTTACTTTTTCCATATCCGCCGCATTTAATATAAAAACGGGATTCTTCCTTTGTCCATTTTCCACCTGTCCAGTATTTGTCTCCTATCTTCAATTTGAATTTACAACAATTATCTCCAGCTGTATTATTCCAAGTACCATCGCCTCCCTGGGCCGGGCTGGTGTATAGTGAATCTGATTGAAAGTATTGTCCAGAAAGCAGTAGATAACTTGATCCATCAGATGGAGAAATTATAGTTTCTACCAAATAGTCAGAATTAATCTGTAATACTGGGATATCTTTATTTAGGAATAGTGTTAAGTCGTTCAAAGAGCTATAATTCTTGTTGCCTAAACCCATCCCAATAATTAGCACATCCTCAAAGCTTAACGATGATGGAGTACCGTCTTCCCATTTGTATTTCGCCTGCTTGCTGATTAATGATCCTATATTGTTAATAACAGCATTATCAGCATTATTTCCTAATGATTTCAAATCAATTTCAATCCCCTGCAAAGAATCTTTGTCACTAAATACATTGTTGAACCGAGGGTTTATATAGAATTTTACGAAGAATGAAAAACGATCTCCATCTATTTTCCGATAATATGGACTATTTTTAATCAAAGGACTTAATAAAGAATCTCCAAATAAATCAGGAATAAGTGAATCAACTGGGTAATTGCTGTCTTTTACTGTTACTTTATTATATCCTGGTAAAATATCTAAAGCATGATCTGATCCTGCGAAACCTATACTTTGTATATTAAGCAAGTTCAGTCCCTCTGTTCCTATTTTCTCGAATGTCACAGGACTACATTTATAGAATTCCCCGATATGATCTATATCTATGAAATATAAATCCCCTCTCCAATCAACACAAGTCCAATTAAGGAATTTGCAAACCTCTTCTAATACTTCTTTCAAAGTCATAGCCTTATCATCTTCATCGAAGAAATTCTGTTCACTAACCGTTATACCTTCTAGCACATTGCTTCCTGTTGCATAACTTTCTACGTCTTTCGCATATACGTGAGGGAAATATACAGCATTGTATTGAGCCGAAGCCGAAGTAATACATTTTTTTATCAGGTCCCAGAAAGACACAAATTTGCGGCTCTCCCCCATTTGTTTATAATCAATAAATTCAAGGGTGGACATAGCACTCATGCACTCCAGTTCAAGATTAAATGTCTTCAAAGTGTAGTCTTGTGTGTAAAGTTCTGGTTTTATGAATCCACACCAAGTAGCTAAGCCATCTACTTTCAATGTCACTCGATACATTTGATAAGCCGTAGAAAACAAACTTTGCAGGTAGTCGCTACCAACCACCCGGATCGTTGCTGTACTAAATCGAGTAGGAGTATAAAGAAATTCTTCATCTTCTATGTCAACCGTAAAAGGAGAATCACCAGCAGGGATTAATGCTTTTGACTTACCTGTATAGTCTTCTTTTTCGATTTCTACCACGCATGAGGCATTGTCCAGTGTGGCAAATGGTACTGTATATATTAATCCGTAACTCATGATATTGGTTTCTTTCCTTGTGACTTCAGTTCATTATTAATCGTAAGAATAAGGTCTTTAGCCCGGACTCTGGTTGTTACTGTTGATGACATATTTCCACTTCCGCCCAATTTACCCGAATTGATCGCTTCAAATAGTCGTGACTGTTGTCCTTGGTTCAAAATCATCTCGCCTGCATTGACGCGGGCTAGTATTTTATCTCCGGACGTGGGACCTCTGGTAATAATACCACCTGTAGCAAATCTAGGAATAGAAGCGAACAATGCGCTCGCAGCAGCTATTGCCGCACCAATAGCAATAATATTTGCCGGGAATGGTAAACTTGCAGCACTAGATCCTGCCGCACTTACTCCCTTTGCTGTATTGGCAGCCACTTCCGTTGTTGCTGTAGTCACAGCTGTAGCGGCCTCTGAAGTATCTGCAGTTTTTTTAATTTCCGAATTTGCAACTTTCACCCCCGTGACGGTAGTATCAACTTCCGCTTCCTTCAACTTCGATGTGGTAGCCAGATCAGTCATTATGGCCTCCTGTTCTTTAGCCCGCGTGAGTTTATTGGTGATTTCGGTCAGGCTCTCAATCATCTTAATGATAGATAAGAAAGCATCTACCACGTTTGTCATAGCGTTCCAGATAGCCATAATTCTTTCCCACCCGGTTGCATCTACGTCATTCATTACATCACGTAGATTACTAAATGCGTTGACAATCCGATCTGAACTGCTTGCAATGTCTTTTACACCAGAATACAGGGATTCATTAAGTTCTTTATTGAAATTCTTGATATCCTCCTTAACTTGTGCGAGTTTCAAAGCTTCTTCCAATGACGGAACATTAGCCATAGCATTAGCAACTTCATCTGATAAAGTTTTTCCAATGACTCTTGCTTCTTCTTTGTATTTATCTGCTAACTCTTTAGCCTTGTCCAGATTTTCAGAGGCAATATCTGTTTTTGTCTTTTTGTAATCAAATGTAGTATCACGCGGTTTTACCTTAGTGGATGATGAAAGGAGTTTGGCATTTAACTGCATAGCTGTGATAAACACATCAGCCTCATCTCCGATACCCTTGATACCGGCAGCGGATTTGGCTGCTTCGATTGAAAGAGACGCAATATTACTGTTCAAATCCTTTTGAGACATTAAGCCCTTAGCTTGCTGCACTTGGGCTTCTTTTACCTTTGCGTTATAGTCTTTCTGAACCTTTTCAAATTCAACAAGAGCAGCATTCTTATCTTGATTCTTTATAGCAGCCTCTGCTGCTTCCTTTCTGGCTTTCAGATACTCGCTTTCAAGAACTTCTTTATCACCTGTTCCTTTAGCTTGAGCATACATCTTTATGTTCAATTCACCAAGATTCTTGTTATATTCAGCTTGAGTAATCTTTCCTATTTCTAGTTCGGCTTTTAATTCTTCGAATTGTTTATTGAAAGATTCCTGCTCTTTTTGTAGAGGAGTTTTTTTCTTTTTGCTATCATCGGGATCTGCTGTTGATGTCGTTAATTTGCTAGCATTGGCCTGGTATTTACCTGCTCTGTTAGTGGCATCTGCTATTACACGGTTATTTTCGATATATTCTTTTACTGCCTTATCCACATCAGACAAAGAAATTCCTTTGTATAAATTACCATTTTTCTTTAGTTCATCTCTGATAGCATTATTATAGGCAAAGCTGTTTCGATTAGACGTGCCATCGATAGGCTTTAATTTGACTAATCGATCCATCTGTTCAGTGCTTAGTCCTACGCTTCCCGACAGATGCGCATTCTTTTCCGAATACTCTCCGACAGTATTAAAAGCATGTTCTGCCATGGCTGCTTCCCTAAGCAATGCTATTCTTGTTTTTACTAATTTGTTGAGTTCTTCTTGTGATAAGTTCTCTTTACCTAACATCTTCTGCAACTCGCCTTGTGCTATGTTAATTTCATTTTGACTTTTCTTTCTGTCGTTCATGATATTAATCAAAGTTTGCATACGTGTTATTTCTGGAGTATTGCTTGCACTCCAAAGACTCTTCTGATAATCAGAGAATATATTCTTTATTCGTTTGGCTTCCTGATACACTTCAAACAACTTTCCACCAATAGCCGCCAACGCAGAGAATATAATCGCTGGCGCAAACGAACTCCAAAGCCCTTTCAGAGATAGCATCAATCTTTTTGCTTGTCCTCCTACGATAATGCAGGCTTTTTTAAAGCCGTTAGCTCCTGCCATAGCGGAAGTAGTTGTGGATATAGATTTTTCTTTATCAAGTGCTTTTTGCTCTATCGCTCTAGCTCTTTCGAGTGCACTTTCAGCAGATATTCGAGTCCGGATGGCCTTGTCTTTTGCAACCTCCGCTGTTATTACATCAGATGCTACACCATTAGCTAGCGCCGTCTGATAATTGGCTTCTGCAAGTGCTTCCGCTTTTCTTTTTACGGCTAGTGTCTGTTCTGTCAAGACCCTTTTCTCTGTAGCTGCTATAGCTCTAGCGGATGCTCTTTCACCGCTCATTGCTACGTTGTCATAAGCAACAGACCACCCTCTCCACATTTTGGTAGCGGCATTTATGGCAACAAATACAATCGCGGCAAAAGCTAGCAACATTATATTCTTGAGATTATCCCCAAGTCCTTGAACGGCCCCGGTCAACCAATCAATCAGGGCTTTATATTTACTCTGTGCATCCGTCCCGTTTACAAATTCTGTAAATGCGTTTTTCAGGCGATTTACAGATGTTTCCAAGTTGTCAGTATCAACGTTAGGAATCATCTCGTTGAGTGCTTCTGCGAACTTAGGAAGCACGTCTTTACTCATTAGCTTACCCTGCTTCATCAGCTTGTCAAGTCCGGCAACAGAGACACCCGCAGCTTTTGCCATCGCCTGTAATGCAACCGGAAGACGTTCTCCCATCTGTAGACGTAATTCCTCGGAACTAATCTTGCCTTTACTCATCATTTGAGAAAGTGCAAGCATAACCCCATTACTATCGTCTGCGCTCATCCCAAAGGCTGTACAAGCGCGGGAAACAGATTCGAATACTTTCCGCTGATCCATCATTGACATACCGGAGATGGATGCAGCAGCCGTAAACTTGGCATAGTTAGCCGTCAAAGCGTTAATCTCTAGTCCATACTTCTTTGCCAAGTCCAGTAAATACCGCTGATTGTCGGCATATTGTGACATACTACCGGACACATTCTTTAGTGCGGTAGTCACTCTATTAGTTTCACGGGCTACTTCAATGAGCCGAGAAACGAAATTACTCAAACCTAAGCCACCGGCCCCCAGAGCTGCAGCAAAAGTAAGAAACTGCATCTGCATTGATTTGAATGCAGCTTTCACTTGATTTGAACCTCTCTTGAAGTTTTCCGTCAAGAGATTGATCGCTATACTAAAGCTTAAACGTCCTGCCATAATATCTTTACTTACAATTATTTATTCCGTTATTCATAAATATTTCAAAGGTTTCTGCATCTTCCGCCAATGCTCTTTCAGCTTCTTTCATATCCTCCATCTCCTCCCAGGGGAATGAATATAGATCCCGGGCACTCGGCAACTTCTTGCCATCAACATGAGGGAGGATATTCAGATAAGTCCAGAGGCGATCACTCTCCATTTGCTCTTTCTTTTTACGCTCATATGCTTCGATATATAAAGGCAGATCACATAATTCCATTTCTTCCAATGCGTAATGCGCGTCTAATCCTGACATGATGAGCGTTGCAATCAATTCGCCAATCATACCAGGAGTGACCTCGGTACTACCTAGATCAGATGTTTCCTGTTTTGTCTGGAATTGGCTTAAAACTGCTGTTTCCCGTTCTAATACTGAAATCATTTCATGGGCTATCTTCTCATTGGCAAGCGTATGCCGGAATACCTCAAATGCATACATTACACCAGCAATGTTGCAGATGGTTGTAGTGTACAATAGTGCATCTACATCATCTTTGTCAGTGTAGTCCATCTGGGAAAAAGACTTTTTCCGAAGTTGTTCCCATCGTATAACTGATTTCATATTTATCTTTATCCTCATGTCTAGCCTGAATCTCTTTTTAGAAGCAGGGGCATTTATCGTTATGGGAGGTCCCGGACGATGGCATCTACTATTTATAACTGCTGCTACAACAAACAGCACAAATACGACAATGACTGATATTATGAATATGCCCATAGTTACTTTGATTTTTTGAATAAAAAAAGGCAGCCATCATCTGACCGCCTTCGTACTTGTTTACTTATTGCTTATTATGCTCCTGGAACGGCTTCAACCTTTTGCAAAGCACCAACTCCTTTAAAAGATGCAGAACATGTTGCAATCTGCCCGTTATCGCTCTTTAGTGACAAAGAGGTTAGCATAATCTCACCTTTGTAATTAGGTTTGGTAGTATCAATTGCGAAACTACCACCAACGTTGGTTTTATCAGTAATGGTTGACTCACCGACTACAAACTGGAATGTTTCACCCGTATCTACATGCTTCAGTAGTTCGTCGTAACTGGTTGCCCCTTCTAATCGGGTAAGCAATGATTCACTACTGATAGTGAAACTTTTCTTTCCTGGTAATGATGCAGACCAATCGCCGCACATTTTATTGGAAATATCAATCTCCTCAACTGACACTTCCAGGGAACAACTGGATGCGAACGCTACCGGATTTTCACCAAGGAAAAGGAATAACTGACCTCTTACGAGGTCTTTACTTGAATCATGTTTAACTGCTGCCATACTATTTAAAATTTTAGTTTTACGTTTCATTTTTACTCTACTGAAAATTGAAGCACCTGAAAGTATTTTCCTTCTGAATAATCCTCCGTAGAGTCTTCCAAGTGTATAGTCATATCCGGGTTAGAAAATTGACCTTCTAAAGCCTCATATATTAGAGAAGCCAACTGTAGGCTGCGATCATAATCATCACTAACAGCATTTACAAATACAGTAGGAATTTGCCGGGCAACGCCCATTTTAGTATATTCTTGTTTGTAACCATCACGCTGATAAATGATGAAATCACCTTCTGTTTTCAATGGAGCAACGACAGGAAATATTTTCTTTCCTATCAGAGAGGTGATCTCTTCTGAATCAAGTAAAATGCTTCTAATCTCGGTTGTAATTGCCAATTTATTCATTAGCTTCTGTTATTTATTCGTTGAACGGCTCTTTGGACACCTTGATAGAGTGCACTCATAGCCCTACCCTCTTCACTCACTTTTGTATCTGACCAAAAACGATTAGCTGGCATAATACCTCGATTCGCACCACTCTTTGTTCTTCTAATTTTTGTTCCGGAGTCCACCAAGTGAGAATGATTACCACCTGGACGATCAAAGCCCGCGAGTGCTCCTAGTTTATTCCGTTTAACTCGGTTTGTAAACGAGTTCATCAAGTGGTTGGTCTGTTTACCGTGGTAAAGAAGACGAGACCGGAGATTAGCTCTACCTTTAACTCTGAAAACATTAACTGCAGATCGAAGACCACTCTTTATAGCCTTGTCCTTTTCGAAGTCCTCTAAATTGTCTACGAGGTACTGAATGTTTTCCCGATCTATTTGTTTAATCTCGATCATGTATCAATTTTTTCAAGAGTTAATAGCAGACTATTATCGTTTATTTGAGGATTAACCATTTTGAGATTATACTCATTGCCATTGTAAGTAACATGGAGATTCTCTTTGATTGCCGGATAATTACGTACCTGAAAAACGAGTGTATGCCCGATAAATTGCTCCATTGCACTAACCCCGTCCCTGTCTGCAATAAGAGACATCTTCTTTCTACATGCCCGACATTTAAACACTTCTTTATACTCTTTCTTCACTGCCCCTGTAGGACTCTGCGTTTCAACCGGAGATTTGAATACAAGTAATTCGCGTAATAATCCTGCTCTCATTTTGAATAGTCTCTATAAAGATCAACTAAGTATTTTGCCCCTTGAGGAATTTCCTTTAGAGTGGCATACGCCGTATTTTCCCGATTTGCATAATAAGCACCAAGACACAGCAACATCGCCTGAACCAGCGGTGCCGGGATATTCTTACCACCGTCAATGGTAGCAAGTTCTTCCACTGACACACAAAGCTCCTTCGCAGTTTTTTCTTCAGCTACAGTGATAAGAGTCTCTATATACGGATCTTCATCCGTATATGAGGGCTCTATATTCAAGTGCCTTTTTGCCATATCTAAGGTCACGTATGCCATATTACTTCATGGATGCGATACAGAATGACTCTTTACGAATAAAGCCCATGTTCCAATATGAGTTGGTGATGAGTCTTACGGTACCATTGAGCGCTTGCGTATACGGATCGACCAACAATTCAATGCCTCCCCACTGGCCTAAGAAGTAATCAGCCCAATTACCAAATACAGCACCGAATTCGTCTGTAGCTTCTCCTAGTTCTTTTGGCAAGTTATTAGTGCGCAACGCTTTGTATCCATTAAGTTGTCCGTCACCATTGCCCGAGAAAATAAAGCCGCCGGCTCCTGATGCGTCTTTCACCTTCGTTTTTGCCTTACCGATGAGCGACGGATGAAGGACATAGGCGAGATTACCGAACAAAGCGTTCTGTGTGTCTGCATTCGTCTCCATTGCAACGATTTGTGCCCAGTTAATATCCCCTTTTACGGTACCACTAAGAGTGTGGAACATTCCATCCGGAGTGTTCTCTACACCCTTGTTTTTACTGAATGCTGTTTGCTCAATCTTTTGCGCAATAGCTACAGCAATAGCTTGGCGGATATAAGCCTCAACAGACGCATTCTCCTGAACGAGTAACTGTTTGGAGATATCGACATAAGCCGTCAAACGAAGAGGTTTGAATATTTCTCCTTTAGTAAAGTTACCAGCACCATCTTTTGCGGCACTGTTTTCCCCTTCCCAAAACACGTTAGCCCCTGAAAACTGTGGCCAATAGATATTGCCTTGCAGACCTGTCATAAAACGAGCTCCTGCACGGGCCAACACTAGTGCCGATTGCAATGGAAGTAACATTTCCTGTTGTTCTTCGTCGATGATAACGCCTGTAGCTGCTTCGGTAGCAGCGGTAAAAGCAGCACGTTTCTCCATGTTTACTGGAACGACAATACTGCGTTTGTCAGATATCTGCGCTCCTGATGAATTATGCAATGCGGTAGCTGCGTCAATAACGCTTGCGTCAGCATCGTTTTGTTTGTATCCATCCACCATGTTCGCAATCGCCCGACGCAATGAGAATCTCTCATTCGTTACAGGCTGATGTCTTTTACCTTGCTGACGATTCATAACCTCATGCTCTTCGATTTCGAGATCAATTTCCGCTCTGCGCTGCTGATTTGTTCCAAGTTCCTCGGCTTCTTCCGGTTTGAACTGACGTTTTTCAGTCTTTGCGCCATTAATAATCTCTTTAGAACGAGCAATCAGCTGATTTCTTTCGTCCTTTAACTCTGTAATACTTTTTTCTTTTGCCATAAATTTATAAATTTAATGATTTCTCTATGCTTTGGTAATACTCTTCTGGTATTGCCTGTTCGTGCTTACGAAGTTCTTCTTCAGCTTGTTCTTTTCCTCGCAAACACACGGACGTTTTGCTGTATGCCGCATTATACACGGGAGAGGCGTCATATAAATTGCCTATTTTGTGTACTGTGCGTTTCCAGGTTCCGTCACTCTTCTTTTCCCAAGTATCTTTTTCAACATCGAAACAGAAAGAGCTCTGATCTATCTCTCCGCGGCGGAGGTTTTCCAGCAACTCTTCTCCGAGTGCCGTTTTCGGTGCCTCGAATCGGTATTTTAATCCTTTATCATCCACGGATAGCAATAATGATCCTGTTCCTTCTTTACATCTTGCAAGAATACCACGAGCCTGATCGTGATTCAACAACGCAAATACATCGCTTTTTTCAATAACTCCGTCCAGAGCTCCACGCTCTATAACTTCTTCGAATGGAAGTCCGTCGGATGGTGTATTGAATAATAAAGCATAACCCTCTACAGTTCTCTTTTCTTCCGTATCTCCAGTTAGTTGCACCTGGAATGCAGTATTTCTTATTTCTCTTTTTTCGTCCATAACAGTGCTTTTACTTACTAACCAAAAAGTTGTCTGACAAATCTGGATTATTTTGCGGTTCAGCGACTTTTTCTTTAACCGCATTGTCCAGCGTCTGCACATTCACCTGTACAAAAGCTTTGTCTCCATTCTCAATTCTAGGCATATTATTTTCTCTTCGAACCTCGTTGGGTGTGGCTGCTCCTACGGTGGCCAAATCTTTCCAGAATGCCGCCTGTGCGCTCTTATCAGTTCTTAGAATAGCGGAAGTGTCGAATTCTGCTATAAATCTTCCTCGTTCAGATGGCAGAAAGACTTTGCGGTTAATTTCTAATTCTATTTTCGTAATGACTGCGAGAGCTGTGTCTGTTAAATATTGAAGTTGAGTAGCTTCTACTGTAGAATAACTGGATTTAGACAGATCGAAAGCTTTGACTGGAGATACAGAGAAGAATCGGCAGAGATCCACAACATTAAACTGTCTGCTTTCAATGAACTGACTATCTTTGGGGCTTATAGAAATGGGTTGGTACTTCATATTCCCCTCCAGCACAGCAATACCATTCGGGTGCCCAGTTATAGGATTCGTACGTTCTTCCCACGTTTGATATATTTGATCCTTTTTCTTCTCATCCAATCGGGCCCCTTCAACTGTCAGTATACCTGCAACACTAGCTCCACTTTTAAAAAAACCTTCTGCATGTTCCTCTGTACTAGTTGCAATCCCTAGGGATTGGCGGGCATGCTCCAGCGTAGACACCCCAATAATACCATCATAAGAGAAATTAAGTACGTGGATCATATCACGGGGTTCTACAGGTTCCCTGAATCCAACAACTTGGTATCTTTTACGCATAATTCCTGATCGGTCAGTAATCCAGGTAATCGTTACCTGACTAGATGGTAGATAAATGAGCTGTGTGGCATTCATCCTACTATCCCGCTCAATATATGCATAGCCATTACCTGTAAGCAAAACGGACGCCATGAGTGTTTTAAAGAAAACATACCGAGTCATATCTTCATTAGGCTCCATATTGAGCATGTAATATGCCGGATGCGATTTAGCCTCGGCCTTAAATCCATCTGCATCTAAATGATAGGTTTTCAGCGGAAGCACGGCCACACTGTCCGAAATGAGATCCACGCAGCGGTATACAGTAGACAACAGCATAGGTTTACTTCTGCTGGTAAACATAGGACGGGAGCCATTAAAACTCCAGGCTGTAACCTGTGATGTTTCCTGTTTACTCGCTTTTCGTATTTCAAATCCTAAAAATTTCATATATATGCTTTTTCTACTAACCAAAAAGTTGTCAGACAAATCAATAAAATTCTCCATAACGAGGAGAAACTAGATATATTCCAAGTGCTTCCAGTTTGGCGATCACACCATCTATTTTTTTCTCTTCAAACTGCTTGGACGGTTTTGTGTTGCCGTTCCGATCTCGGGCCATGACCACGTTACGGAAGCAATGCCGATTAATTACATTATTGTCGATAACGGCTTTACCGGAGAGAATCAAACGTTCCATCTCCTTTGTCGGGCGGTTGAAATTTCCGAGATTCTGACCATATGGCTCCATCGATAGCCCTTTTTCCTCTGCGTTAATGACAAATTGAGTGGAGTTCCAGGAGTCGTAAGCGATTTTTTGAATGAATACTATTTCCCGGATACTCATTATGTCATTCAGAATATAATCGTAATCGGTCACATTACCGGGTGTGATGGTTATATGTCCTTGTCTTCGCCATTCTCCATATAAATCTTTAAACCGCTTTTCCTGTAAGGCGGCTTCCGGCAGGTAATAGAGTGTTTTGAAATAGTACTTATCCGATGTGGGAAACATAAAATTAACACAGGTAAGGTCGCTGGTACTTGACAAGTCAATACCGGCATAGCAATCCATATCCCGGAACTGTTCAAAGTCAAGATTAGCGGAAGCCTGCAAAATATAATGATCCGGTATCCATACGGTTTCCGAGTCACACCAGATATTGAAATTCTTTGTTTTAATGCCGACTTCTTCCGATGGAGCATTAACTGCTGATTGGACTTGTGTCTGTAGATATTGCGGTTTGACTGTAACTCCCAGATTAGGGTTACTCTTCTGCCACGTTTGCGGATCTTTCCAATCGTCCCCCTCATCAGGAGAAAAGATTCCGGCAAACAGTGCGTCGTTTTCTTTTAGTCCAGACAGCACCTCCGTGCACATTTCCCGGTACTGGTAACACGGTCCTAGCTTATCGAATCCGGCCGTAGTGATAATAACCGCCATCGGATTATCACGCATACCCTGTGAGGACTGGAGTACGTCTTTTAGACCTGTATTCTTTGCAGCGTGATACTCATCAATCAAATACATCGAAGCATTAAAACCGTCTAACTTTGAATCATCTGCGGCAAAGACCTGTAAAAGAGATAACATCTTTTCAAATTTGACCTTATCACGATAGGAAACAAGATCTTTTCCTTTCGGATCAATCCCTTTTGCGAATTGAGAGCAGAACTTGAATGCGATTTTAGCCTGTTCTTTAGAGTTAGCTGCCAGATCCACTTCTGCATCCATTTCTCCGTCAGCGATTAGATGATACAATGATAATCCGGCTGCAAAAGCTGTTTTCCCATTCTTTCGTGCAATCTCTATGTAGACATACTTCACAAGTCGTTCATCTGCCTCTTTGATATAGAACCCATAGATAGCCGCTATTACAAATTGTTGCCATGGTTGTAAGATGAACGGCTTTCCGGCATGACGTCCGGTGAAATGTCGAAGAATGGAAAAGAATTCTATAACTTCATCTGCTTTTTCCTCTTTGAATTCGTATCGATCATCCTCCATCATGGAGAAAAAACGTTCAGCAGCAAGCTGAATAAACTTACCGGATACGACTTTCTCGTCTATAACGTCTTGAGCGTATTTATAGTAAGCCTTTGTTTGCATTAACGAGTTTCTTTCTTACCCTTCAAATACGCCTCAAGTGGAGATTCTTCATTATCTCCCGCATTCATAGCTTTGATTTGCCCTTTACTTTTAGCAGTCAACCCATATTCTTTTGCCAGTTCTAGATATTGACTCCAATTCTCTTTGAGTAGATTCGCCTCCGGACGTTTCACCCATTCGCCTTTTAGATTCTTCATCGTCATTCCATCCTGCGCCAAGACTTCAACGCATTCCAGATAAGCATCATAAGCTGTGGCCATCCGGTGCAGCTGGGGAATATCGGCTATTTCCAGCTGACCTCTATCATTCAATTGCTTCACAAGGTCAGATATAATCTTTCGGGCTTCTTTATGCTTGATTGTTTCGGGTAATTTAAAGCTGATTTTCTTCTTTTTTTCCATGATTTTGACTCGTTTTATTATAAAACCATACGATTGTCAGACAGAAACGAGATATTTAACAAAACGAAACAGTTTGGCGTTTTTCAAAAAGTTCCGTGTGTGTGAATCAGGGTAGGGCGAGGTTTCCGAGCTCCATTTTCTCAAAATTTGACCCCATACCCCCTCCATAGCGCATTTAATGTTAATTTTAACTTAATTTTAAGAATACCACATTGAATTCATAGGGAAATCCCTATTTATTCAATTCATGCACAGATATTGCCCTAAACATTTGCACATATACAAATGATTATGTATCTTTGTAGTGTCAGATAAACAAAGTATTAACCCTTTAAAACAAAGTCATGAAAGAACTGAATGAACTTGAGCGAATTGAGTTCGAAATTGAAAAGGAGAAACAGAATCTAAGAGAGTGGAAACGTAAGGTGCTTATATTGGAAATAGAAAAAGAAGATGATGAAGCCCGTACTGATGCAATACTCGAAAGGATATCAGAACTCCTTGAAAGGAAAGAGAAATTAAAGAAGTAGTAATCGCCCCTCTTCGGAGGGGCATAACTCTAACAACGATATGAGAACATTGGAAGAAGATTTGTTGAAAATGGATAGTTTGCATGGAGATGAACTTGATGCACACTTGTATGAGATGAAGGCTTTGTATACCAAGCCAGAAGAGAAAGAAGCTATTAGAAAACATCTGGATAAAACTCTTGCCACAATAGCTAACAACGTTGAGAGTATTAGTAATCGTCTCACTATACGGGAACAGATGAATGAAATTATAGATTTAATCCCTGTGTCATACATCGCCAAGAACTACTTTGGCAAGAGTCGTGCTTGGCTGTATCAACGCATTAACGGATATAAGGTTAGAGGGCATGTGTATACACTTAATGAGAAAGAACTTGAAATATTTAATCGTGCCTTAAAAGATATTGGAAATAAAATCGGTTCACTTTCAGTTGGTTAATACAACTGTTATCTGACACCGCCTTTGCTTGTGGACCGTGCAAAGGCATTTGGGGGAGTAGCTATGTTCTACTCCCTTTTTTATTGTGCACTGCTTGATGACATTTTTTGCACAGACTCATAAGATTGTCATAGTCATAAGCTAAAAAAACACGTTGCACCGGATCATCCGTACTCATAAATGAAGTTATATGATGGATGTCTTCGGCTAGAGTTGTTTTGTTTTCTTTCAAACAAGTTTCACAGAGTGGATTACACGCAAATTTCCAGGCACGTAACCGATGCCAGCGATCGGAGTTATATATTTTCCGACGTTCAATGTCGTAATAGTTATCACTCTTCTTCTGTTGTTTTTGAGGCTTGTAAATAGTCGGCATAAGGTATTTCTTTTAAAAGTTTATTATCGTTGATGGCCTGATATTCTATCATTCGGAAGCGATAACAGAAATAATCTATCAACTCCTTATCGGTTGATAGACTAGAAGCCTTTTCATCTTGTGAGACAAAAACTACTGTATCTTGAAAAAGATCTTCTTTACTTTTAGAGCAGTATAGTCCTTGACCATGACTGACACACATAGCTCTCAAGCGATCATAATTGTGTGCAATCATGGTCATAACTTTAATGTTAACCTTTCCCCTTCTCGGTTCTCTCATTCTGTATCTTCCAGTTTCCAGATTCATCAATCAATTCTTCAAGACTACGGTTTACCATTCCTCGAATGATAATCGATGTACTAGTATGTGTTATTTTTGAAAGTTCATTCAAAAGCATCACACTACGTTCATCCAACCGAATAGAAATGCGTTTTTTATATTCCATTATTAGTATTTTATAGCCTCATCTTATTAAATCATTTTCTAAAAAACATATCTCCCGAAATGGACCGGGCTGTATCATCACCTGTTAACCGGATGTACCGGAAGAAGTTCTGCTCCGTCCGATGTCCCGTAAGATTCATTATCTCTAGCGTTTTCATCCGGCCGGTGAGATACATATTTGTCGCTGCACTTCTTCGGGCTGTGTGGCTACTGATAAGCTCCCACTTTTCACGGGTAACAGTAATAAGTCTACCACCTTTAGTATAAGAGTAAGTCACCAGATCATTCAAACCGATTTCCTTCATTATAACTTTCAGATACTTGTTGACGTATTGAATACACAACCCTCTTGGGATGAAACCACCATACTTGGCATAGATTTCCTTCACATAATCATGCGCCGGGACCTTGACATCTACATTCGTTTTCTTTGTCCGGATCACTATATAACCGTTTATCAGGTTCTCGCTTGTCAGTCTCGAATAGTCAGAGTAACGCAAGGCAGTAAGGCAACCGAGTATAAACATATCCCTGATTCTTTCCTTTGCTTTCCGCTTATCCTGCCTTTCAAACTTATAGTAATATATCCTAGTAATCTCATTCATTGAAAGGAATACCGCATTTGTAGGCTCACATTTCAAATCAATTTCATCATAGGTAACATCTACTGCATAGTTATATTGCGATGCTCGTCGAACAAGGGACTGAATCTTCTCGATATATCCGACTATCGTGTTATGCCGCAGACCTTGGTCCTCTAAGTAGATAATGAAATCGTCTAAGAATTCTGCTGTTACCGAATTGGTGAATATGTCACAATCAAATTCTTCAGAAAAGCCTTCGATGTGTTTGATTATAGCATCGTAGACTGCGGCATAATGTTCAGACTTGCGCCTGGATCTCTTTTCAAGTACTTCCCGGATGAAGTCAGTGAAGAATATTCCTTCAAGTGGCTTCTCCTGACGGAAGTGATTAATATAGTCCTTTCTCGCATGGCGGGTCGGGACCGGTTGTGATAATTGTAATGCTTTGGCCGTATCATTTTAAAGGGTTATCATTGTCGTCCTTATCTAGGGAAGAATCCCCGCTTATCTCTATTCCATCATCACAGGCTTCGTTCTCACAGAATGTTTCCTTTTGATGAAATTCACACCAGCCATCACCGAATGAATCTTCATTGGTAAATAGCTTACACTCGCTGCATACTTGATCTTTGTTCATCATTTTCTATTATACGATTATTATTTAGGTGAGTTTTTCCATAAAGCAATAGCCTCATTCATTCGTTTTTTCCATTTATCTTTCTTTCCGTATATATCGTATGAGGTGCTTTCATAGGCAATAGGTTCTCCAAATCTGAATTCCTGTGGCTTATGATTTTTATCTCCATAAGTCTTGACTATAAATCCAGCTTCACGATTAAGGAACATCTGTTTATCACGTTCGCAATCATAAATATCATAGATATCACCTCTACGAAACTTGTATCCTTCTATTTCTATTATCTCATTAACATTTGAATCCTCTGACCAAAGCACTGTTCCTGTGTCCGAGTCTATCAGTTCCCAATGAGAATGTTCACCATTATCAGCGAACTTCTCTATTACTTTCGGTTTATTCATTTGTATTCAGGTTAAGAGCCTCATGATGGGTGAACATCTATTTAATTGCCGGATTTCTACCGTCCCATCCGTTATTGGCTCGTTTCTTTATTGATTTTTTTTAATGAATCACATATCTTTCTTCTATTACTTTCTATTATTTAACCAATCTAAAGCTGCTTGCATACTACCAACATAATCTGCATTATAAATATAAGCGACTTCTTCGCCTACCTTATATTCCCGGTCATTGTCTGTTTCGCCTAGAATAAACTCCATACCTGTAGTTCCCAGCCGAAATACGCCTACACAGTAGGTAATACCTTCACGTTTCTTGCTCTTTTTGAGAGCTAAAAGATAAATTCCTTGTTTTTCTGAATCCATAAGATTACTCCTTTTTCTATTAATTTGAGCCTAATTAGGCTACATCGTTAATACTAATTTCTCCTTTCAAAACTCGCTCTACCTGCCTATCAAGTATCTCTTGAAACTCTATCTGGCAGATAAGAGAGCAATCTGGTATAATCTCTTCCACTGGGTCACCTCGCCACGTGGGTAGTTCATCAAGGAAGATTCGCCCATCTTTATCCTTTAGGCACGTTGCGCCTACATCACGCTCAATCTGTGCTACCTCGTTGAATACATTTGGAAAATCCTTTCGTATTTTGTTCCAGTAGCCCATGCCACCTTTCACGCAACCGATACAGTTATTGTTATTGTAGCCCATCTTGTACATAGCGGGGATTTCAATACCGGCTTTCCAAAGCATTCCCATTGCATCCGGCTTCGTAATCTGCTTTTCAATAAGCGGGAATAGTGGCTTTGTATCCGGGCACTGCTGCTTGAATCTGATAGCCCGGTTAATCTCTTTTGGATTGTAATCGAATCCCCATACTTGACCGTCCCAAGAACCAAGTTCCTTCTCCAACTTATAACGAACTTGCTTCTTTAATTCGAATGTACAAGCAGCACCAGTAGGTCCGTTGATGTATCGTTTTTTAAGCAGTACATCTTTTACGTTAAGATACTTTTCGCTGCGAATGGTATGTATTGGTTGTTCATACCATTTTTCGCAATCTGCCAAAAACCTTGCATTATCGGTATGTCCGGAGCCTGTTTCGATATAATAGATCTGCACATCTTCGTACAGACTCAACGCTATTTTACAAGCGACTGCGGATGTTACACCGCATGAGAACCATGCTATTATCATTTGATTCTTTTCTCTTATTATTTGAGTGTTTATTCTTTAGGAAATAATCCATCTGAAAAGTTTATTAACGCTTCAACTTTTCCCAACTCAATCTCATAAGCATAAAACTCTTTATCAATAATCTCCATGAGTTCTTGAAAATCATTTGTATTGTAATTCTGCTTTATAGATTCAATTATGTCTACTCCATCCGAAAACCAATCGGGGTTCGACTCTTTTAACCTTCGCATAGCTGTTGGAATTTGATGTGTATAAAGGTTTTCGGAGAATATAAAATTCAGCATTTCATATACATCATCCATTTTCGTTGATAGCCTTCCATCTAATATGGTAAAAGCCTTTTTAAGTGATACTTTCATAACTATTTTATTTTGATACTTCATTAAATCTAACTCCAATAGCGAAACACAACCATCCTATATCAATCGCAAAATCTTTCCAACCTGCTTTTATTGGGTTTGCGTAAATTGTTATAAATGGCAGTAATCGTATTGTCTTAGTTAAAACACCTGCTTTACATATAATTTTATTCATATCTAATTTGTTTTACGCAAATACTTGATAATTCTTCAAGAACTTGCAAGGGTTAATTATTGAAATAGTGCTTTCTGCACTTGTGACAATACAAATTTATTCGCATCAGCGAAGAACTTTTTCTTTATTTCGAATCCGTATGCTCTGCGTCCTAGTTGGGCAGCTGCTAATAAGGAGGAACCACTTCCGGCGCATGGATCAATTACCACATCGCCTTTATCGGTAAAGATTTCTATTAGCCTACGAAGAAGTGGGACAGGCTTCTGTGTTGGATGTATTTTAGGCGTTTCATTGTCTCTTACCCAATCAAAGCAATTGAATATCATCCGCCCGTCATTGTTGAACTTTGGAAGTTTTTCACGATAAAGAAGTAAACCGTACTCACAGTTTCCTACTACTTTCATGTTTGCCTTTAAGACCTGTGCGGAGAAATCTTTCCGGAATACAAGATTGATATAATTATTTAACCCATATCTTTTACCAAGTTCGATGTATCGAAATTGATCTTCAAACTCACAAAAGATTATCATGCAAGGTGCTTTACCTTTATCCTTTGGCTCTTTTACAAGCATCTGGGAACAGAAATGCATAAATTCTGCCGGGCGAAAATCTTTATCGGTATCAAAAAATTCTTTACCGGCCTTATCGCTTTCTCCGTTCTTATTATCACCATCCACATACCATGAGGGATTAGAGGCATAAGCATTATTTCCTAGATTGTAGGGCACATCGGCAATAATTAACTGCGCTTTGGGGATTCCATAAACTTTGTAGTTCTGGAAATGGTCATTGTATAGTTCTATATCTTTCATATCTTAATTGTTACTATCTGGGGATGCCATTCAACAGGAACTTTCGCCCACTTTCTATATACTTCATCAAATCCTTGTAAATCATCGAACATATCCATTTTACACTTATCAGCAGTAACTAATGAGGCAAACTCTTTAAAATATCGGTCCGCACACTTGACAAAGTCATTATGAAGTTTTTTAAGATTACCAAGTAATAACCCTTTAGCGATCATTACATCAGATGCTTCTTCAATCAAGTTGTTCGCTTCACAATTCAAGAGATGAGCGGCTGATAATAACATGTTCACTCTATCCATACTTCCATCCTTTATTGCTATATTTATTAAATCTTGCTTTGGTCTCATAATTATTTATCTACATTTTTATCTGTTCAATACGATGAGCTTTAACTTCATTATACCAGTTATTTTTATATTCTCTAGCCTCAACAGTAAAAGCAACTTTTACCATATCTCCAATTTTAGGAGGATTCTCTATCGGTCCATCGAAACTATACATAGCAAAACGCATTTTACTGTGATATCTTTCATTGGTTTCCATAACAAACTCCCTCTTCTCCCACTCTTTCCCATTTTTAGTGTTCCCGCTGGTAGTTGGCAATTCTACCAATATTTTGCCTTCTGTTTCACATTTCATTATTGTATTGTTTAAAAAGGTTTATCCTCCGATGAGGCTGACGGATTAATATGTGGAATATCCAATAAGTCATAAAACTGTGTAGTTTCTGCATTGAATCCACATATGAATTTCCATGTCCCAATACTACGTCCCTTAGCTATGTCAATCATTGCTGTATTTTCTGTTGATACATTAGAAAAAGGTTCCGGGTACTTTTTGTCCCTTCCGTAATGCTCTGGGCGATATAAAAGCAGGACAACATCTGCAGCTTCTGTTATCTGTCCGCTTCCACGTATTCGACTTATAGACGGGGCTACATCGACTTTATCACGACTTAATTGAGATAAGGCTAGTATCCATATTCCAAGATCTTTTGCTATATTTTTCAATCTCCGCGCAAAGATGCCTAGTTGCATTTCGTCTCCTGAACCGCTATTACTATTTACAGAAAGGATCTGTAAATAATCGACAATGGCTCCATCTATATCATATCGTTTTTTCATCATCCTTATACTGGATATTATTGAATCAATCGTAGAAGTGCTTTTTCCATCGAAATAAAGAGGAAGATTGTAAATAGGCGCAAGTCCTTTATCTACCATGGAGAATTCCTCTGCTGTCAATTGCGCACTTGCTATACGTACTCCATTCACTCCGCTTGTTTTACTCAATATACGCTGTGACAACTCAACCGGCGACATTTCCATTGTGTAAAACGCCTGTTTTGCACCTGCTATAGCTGCATTTACACAGAAGCTAGTTGCTAGAGATGTCTTGCCCTGTGAACTGTCGGCTGCTATCACTGTCAAATAACCAGGCTTTAATATCCCTTTTCTATCAAGTTCACGAAATCCGGTAGGAGTACCTGAAGAAGCATCAGGGTTATTTATATTATTCTGGATTATTTTGTAGGCTCCTTCAAGGGCTTCACGCAAAGTTATCACACCAGAAGTCTGATCTGAATATATACCATCCAGAGCATTTCTTACTTTTTCTATAATTTCGAAAGGATCCTCTGTGACACATGGTATCAAACTTAATGCATTTTTGAGATTGTCTTCAATTTGACGCCTGGCACTAGCATCTTTCAGTATAGCAGCATGCTCGTACAGGTTCGTATAAACTCTTTGACCCACGATTTCAAAAAACAAAGGAGTATCCTTCTCTTCATTTATTCTCCCCCTTAGCTCACGTTTTACTACCATGAAATCAAATTTCTTACCTTTCTTATCCAGCTCTTTTATAATCTTGAATATCTGTTTATGAAAGTCATGATAAAAACATGCCTCATCCAGAATACTACTGACTTCTACAAGCTTATCAGGGTCATTCAATAGCGTTCCAAGTACTAGGCGTTCTTCATCCAGATCGTAAAATGCTATTCTTTCATTCCGTTTCATTGTTGATTTTCGGTTTTAATCCAATTTAATACAGTCCTATACAGGCTAGAGTATTGCTTCCGCTTATCTTTCCTATTTTCGATTTGAGAAATAACATCAGCGATTTGTTTTTCTGTATAGGTTTCCATTAATCTATCGAGTTCCTTCTCCGTTATCTGGTTCATGTTCTTAGGATTGGCGCAATAAGGAGCATTATCCTTTATCCAAGCCTGAAAACTTAAAAATTTGGGAGAGAGAGTGGAGCCGTTAGGCTCGTTTTCTTTCTTATCCGCGTTAGCGGATTCTTTCTTATTATCATTTACATTAACATTATCATATACATTGGGTTCCACTTTGGTTTCCGCTTGGTTTTGCGATGGTTCTTTGGTGGTTTGATTTTGGTTATTATTTGGTTTCAAATTGGTTATTGTTTGGTTATTGTTTGGTTTTGAATTGGATTCATCTTGGTTCCCTTTTGGGGGCCTACCTCCCTTCAAACCATTCTCAAACTTTCTATTATTCGCATTTATTTGAGGTATAACCATAGCTAGCATGGCGTTCGTAATCGGCTTTAGTGATTCAGTCGTTTCTCCGTATAGACCATACTCAATTATGGCCGTGAGCACTTCTCCCTGCATCTCTCTCGGCAAATTCTTGATTGCCTCCAACCAGCTTTTATAAAAAACAAATGATTCTCTTTCCATAATCAGGCCACTACAAACACAACAGGAGTTTTATCAGGACGCAAATGCCCCATACAGAATTGACTCAACATACATTTCCTGGCACCTTGCCTTTTATCATAACTACACCCATTGCATCCACATACAGAGACCTTAGCCTGTAGAGACTTATTTCCATATAGAGTCAATGGAGCTCCCCCAACTTTCAACCATTTATAATCATTCTTGTCCATAATCATTTATTTATAAAGTGTGAGCATAATCGGATCCCAATAGACCTATTACATCCCCAAATAGGGCAATATACCATAAAGTTATTTTCCGGACCAGCACGCTTACAAGCGCGGCAATCACATTTGATTTTTGTCTGTATCTTCTTTACCATGACATTTCTTACTTCTTAATAAGGTTAGTTTAGTAATGATGGCTCTTGAGGTTGTTATTGTGCCTGCATCAGAACGATGAAGTAATGTGCTTTTCTTTATCCCTACTTCATCCTCATCCAAATAATCAAAAACAGCACTCAATGAGCCAAAAGCATAGCCTTTCTTTCGAAAGATTAAATACACATATATGATTTTCATAATTCAAATAGTTCCATATGTTACTTATTTGGAACTATGCGATGAATCTTCTTACGAATTTTATTGCATCTACGTATCAAGTCACGGGCTGGAGAACAGGGAGATGTACGCTTCTCTATTTCTCTGGAGCATTGACATAACAGTCGATCAATTGCTCGTATATCCGTTTTGCATAATTCCGGCATAATATCAATCCATGTTTTTTTCTTTCATTAGGCGTTTAGTCTCCTTACGATAATAATCAATCATCGCCTTATACTCAAAATCAGATATCTTGTTTATCTGGTTCTTCATAGACTCCAACATGAGTACAACAGACTCACCATACTTGGATATTAATCCACGTCGATACCCCTGTAAATTACCTTCGTCAAATCGATTACATGAACGACATTGAGCATTACAGTTCTTCTCATTGAACCGTGTAGCCATATGTTTTCTATTGATGTAATGTCCACAATCCGCTTGTTCATATGGAAGTATTCTATTACATGATATACAGATGAAAGTACCATCATTTCTCATATCACGCACTCGAATAAACTTGCTAAACACTATGTCCAGCTTAACCATGAGGCTATTTTTACTTGGTTTTGCCTTTTGTAACATTGGATTGGAGTATTTTGGAATATTGTTCTTCACTACGAAAACGGATAGCATACCGATACCATACCCCATTTTGGGCTTTATATGTACAGTCTGAATAATCAATGTCAGCCACTTTGGAGATTATAGCATCAGAGGAACCGGGATCCCAGAATATAGATAAATGACCTATAAGAGGTGTTTCTTCTATATGTTCGCTCTCTTGACAGAAAAACATATTGGGATTCTCTTTTGAAAAAGAGATAATCAGTTTATTGTCGGTAGCCTCAACTGAAACATAATTGCTTCCATTGGGAATGTTGAAAGATTGTTTACTCATGGTCTAATATTTTTTTGAATCATAATATTTTTGATTAGCGATGTACTCTTTTACTACATCTTCTTGAGAGGCACGACAACCTAGACTGTCGTGTATGTACTGATACTTCTCTGCGCTCATGCCGGATAATACATCATCATTATACTCTGTCCTTCCAGCATAGATGCAGCCTGCTATTGTCACTACTGCTACAGCTATTGTTAGCAAGTGCTTGCTGACTCTATTCATACTCGAGTGTAATTTTGGGGTATAGCATAACGTAATACATCAGCACCTTTACATTCCCACCGGCCATTCTTTTTGTCGGTAGTCTTTATGAAAGCGATCTTTTTTTCAGCGGCCAATCTCTCCAGCCTCCTTCTCCCTCCTACCAAAGCCGAGGACTGGTTTTTACTGAACGTTACACCTTCAGCAGCCATCATAATTTCTTGTAATCTATCCATATCCTTTTCCTCCTCCTAAAAGAAGAAAGCTCCATTCTTTCACTATCCTATTGTGGCTGTTAGATAGTTACTCAAATAGAGCTTTGTCCAATGTCTTTTTTTCGGTAACAGCCACGAAACCTTTAATTGTGTCGTAAAACATTCACATATCATTGGATAATTGAAAAGGACTGCCTATCTTTGCGCATGACTAAAGAACAGTGATAGGAATAGGGACGCTTCTCTAACAGCCCTTTTTGTATCCGTTTCTTTTTTGTGAACTGAATTACGAATGCAAATGTAGACTATTATTCTACAATAACAAATATAATGTAGAATAATCTTCTGCATTATACTGTTAATATAAACTAATAAACTGATAATCATGGGATTATTTAAAGACAGAATTCTACAATTTATAGAACACGAGAATATTAGTATTAGAGAGTTTGAAAGAAAATGTGGCTTTTCTAATGGCTATTTTAATAAGATAAAAGACTTTTCTGCAACAAAAGTCGAAGAAATAGCAAAAGTTTTCCCTAATTTGAATTACGTTTGGGTGCTAACAGGAGAAACGTGTATGCTTAACTCTGATATGGCGCAACCTATAGAAACTCGTCCTCGTGTTCCTCTCACCGCTGCTGCTGGTTCTTTATCAGGTGACTCTATCGGAGTAACTTTAGAGCAATGTGAGCAAATGCCATTAATACATCAAATACCATATTATGATTTCACCATGTTCATTAAAGGGGATAGCATGTCCCCCCGATTTGAATCAGGAGATGAAATAGCCTGTCGGCATATCGACCAATCCCGTTTCATTCAATGGGGAAAGGTTCATGTTCTGGATACAACGCAGGGATTTGTTATAAAGAGAGTGTATGAGGACGGAAATAAAATCCGTTGCGTATCATATAATCCAGATTATTCAGATTTCTCCATTCCCAAAGAAGATATTCTATCTATGAGTTTAGTTGTTGGGGTAGTTAGTATAATGGAAATGTAAAAACTTTGAAACATGAAGTGGATTGTTATAGGATTACTCATTTTCATCGTATTATGCTCTGCATCTATTGCTAATGCTCAAGAGTTCACTACAAAATTTAAGTGTTACTTTTTGAAACCTGACCTTGATATTTCTATTATGGACAAAACGCCATTCAGTAATGATATGGTTATTTGTAAAATACCTCAAGGTAAGAAGGTCCAAATGCTAGATACAGATACAACTCTCTTTTTATTTTATAAAGTGAAATACAAAAGAAATATCGGATATATTCATAAAAACGCTCTAATAGGGCCGCCTATACTTGAGAATAAAAAACAAATACACGATTCCATTGCGAGAGTAATAGATGGAATCAAGCGCAAAAAATACACAGATTCTGTGATGATTGCTTTCCGTAAAGAAAACGACATCCGATTGATACAGAAAAGAAAGCATGAGCAGGAAAAAAGGTATTCTGATAGTCTAAAAATCGAACAAGAAAAGAAATGGGTTGAAAAACAAAAAAAACAAGAATCGGATATGATAAGGAATGGATGCCCCATAATAGTCACAAGTATGGGTATAGGCTCCGTTGATAGCGCTTGCGGAGTAAGCTTATATCTTTACTTCATAAATATACACCCAAAAACGATAAAATATATATGGCTCACTGGATACATCATTAATGCAGTTGGTGATCGGGAGTCCTGTACAGTAACCGGCAAATCTACTATTACAGTAAGAGGAGTTGGCCCTAAGAAATACGGAGAATTATGCGAATTTGGTTGGGGAGAAGTCTGGTATAATTGTTCCGCTGAAAAATTTATACCAACTCAATTGAGAATTCAATATATGGATAGCAGTATTATTCACATGAGTGGAAATAAGCTAAATGACGCAAAGCGCGATAGAACAATAAATGAATAATAAATCATGGAACAACTTCAGATAGAACCAAAAGACTTTGTCAAAGGAATAATTTGAATATCAAAAAATAAATACCAAATTACAGTAAAAATATTAATATGAAAAATTTAATTTATGCCATTCCTGTTGTATGCATACTGGCATGTTCTTCCAACACAGGTGTTAAAGGTACATCATGGAATGTTGAAGAAGAAGGACAGAATGTTACTATGACATTCAAAGACTCAATAATTGAGTTTACCATAAAAGCTAATGATGAAGTTGTAGGAGAAGTATCCTGCGAATATTCTTTTTTAGGTGATACAATATTGATTGGCAAACCCGATAATTGTGATAAAGCAATAATCAAGGGTAATAAACTACTTTTTATTGAGAAAAGTGGAACAACGGAATTAAAAAAGATAAAGTAAACATTATCCAGTTTTAGAAAGCACTAAATAAAACAATGATATGGAAAACAATGGATTTATAACAATACTCTGGATATTATGGATAGTCGCTGTAGTAGTCCAATTAGTGGTAGCTGTCAAGTTCTTCGATATGGCATCGGATATTAAGGCTATGAAGGGGATGATGCAGCAAACTATGAGAAAGCAAAACAGTTCTGATGGTATATTAGCAGAAGAATCTCAAATGTCCAAAATCGATCCAAAGAAATTCAGATGGCAGATGTGGATGTATATTGCTATTGCACTGATTGGGTTACTGCTGTATTTTTTAAGTTAA